CAATTTACCTGCTGTTCAAGTATGGGTTAGAAAAGAATATTTACGTGATCATGAAGACGGACATGGTAAGTTCGTAAAAGGTATATGGGTCTCTTGTAAATCTTTGCCCGGTAGAGCTTTTTATTTTGAAACATATTTACCAGAGTACGGTGCCATGTTTGATAAGCTACCAATTAGCGCTTTTGTTAGCGAGCCAAAAACACCTGAGCCAGACTTAGATTTGTATAATTTGCAGTTCTGGAATTGCATGGACTACAACGTAACCTGTATACAAAAGCAATTCATAGGATCAATGACGTATGAAATATATACGAGAGATGCAGGTAGTCTAAAAGGTAGTTATATAGCTACATTAGATAATTATCATGGTGATATAGATACAGTTGATTTTAGCACAAGCGAAACACCGCAAGAACATAAATCACATAATTTATTGGAATTAGAAAACGGTCAGTTTTGTTTGTACCCAAATAATAGAACAAGAATATACGATAATAGCCTAACACCAGATAAGCCTCTAACACCTGATTTTTTAGTTAGCACAGATTATTATCAAGTTGAAAACGAAGGTAAGTTAGATAGATTTGGTGATAGCGATGAGTATTTTTATAAAACTAAGAAAGAAAAGTAATGCCTTATTCAGTTGGTAAATATGCATATGGTATATGTGATAAGACAGGATTTAGATATCCGCTTAGGGAACTGATACCAGAAATTAGAAACGGTGCCAAAACCGGTATGATGGTTGGATATGATGTAGTTGACCCAGATCATCCCCAAAATCATTTAGGTAAATTTAAAATTGATGATACTCAGTCATTATTAAACGCAAGACCAGATAGGATAGAGCCTGCAACAGAGAGGTTATTATTAGTTGATCCATTTACCACAGCCGCTGCAGATAGTGGTAGCACAGTTGTAACGGTGACAGAAAAGGATCATGGGAGATCTACATCAGATACAGTAAGATTTAGAAATTGTTTAGGTTTTGATGGGCTAACAGCCGCTAACTTTAACTTATCTACAGGATATGCTATAACTAAATTAACAGATGATACATATACTATTACTGTTGCGGCAGCATCTACTTCTGGCTCAATTACAGGTGGTGGTGTGTTTGCTACAGTAGGACCAGTTACTTTGGAGGCTTAAATGAGCTTTACATTTGCGCAACTAAAAACAGCGATACAGGATTATACCGATAATTCTGAAACAACCTTTGTAAATCATTTATCCGACTTTATAAAAGCAGCCGAAGAAAGAATATTTAAAAATATTGATTTAGAGATATTTAGAAAAAATGTTACATCAACATTATCAACAAGCGATAAATTTTTAACATTACCAGCAGATTATTTGGCATCTTTTTCATTACAGATAACAACATCTGGAAGTGAGTCTTTTCTTTTACAAAAAGATGTAAATTTTATACAAGAAGCATATGATGCTTCGTCTTCCACAGCAAAGCCAAGATTCTACGCACAGTTTGATTCAGAAAACTTTATACTTGGACCTACCCCAAACTCAAATTATACTATAGAATTACACTACTACTACAGACCAACTAGTTTAACTGCTGGTGCGGATAGTGGTACAACATGGTTAAGCACTAATGCTCCGTTTGCATTATTGTTTGGATCATTGGTAGATGCGTATTTATTTATGAAAGGTGAGCCTGATTTAATACAACAATATGAAAAAAGATTTATGGATCAATTAACAAGACTTAAAGATTACGGAGAAGCTAGAGAAAACACTGATGCGTATTCTGAGGGTTTACCTAGAGCGCAGAGAACATAGGAGTAGAATATGGCAACAGCAAATGCGGCAACCACATTTTTAGAGAATAGGATATTAAGTCTTATTTTTAAAAACAACGCAGCATCTTTCAGTACACCGGGGAATAATATTTTTGTTGGATTAGCTACGGCAGTTTCTAACTTTAATGACTCAACAGGTGAATCTGGAGACCCTACAATAACAGAAGCTACTTTTACAAACTATGCAAGGCAAAATGTTCCTCATGCAGATTGGACATTGACAGCAGAATCTGCTGATACACAAACTTGCAAAAATACCAATAATATTGAATTTCCAGCATCTGGAGGCACTAGCAATACGATTACACATGTGTTTATAGCAACTCATGTAAGCGACTCTCTAGATGTAGTAGGCTCGGGTGGAAATGTATTATTTATTGGTGCATTAGATGCAAGTAAAGTAATAGCTAGTGGTGATATATTTAGAATTAATGCAACCAACCTAACAATAGAGTTGAAGTAATGGCATTAGTATTAAATGACAGAGTAAAAGAAACAACAACGACAACAGGCACTGGTACGCTTACATTAGCTGGTGCTGTTACTGGATTTGAAACTTTTGCTGCTGGTGTTGGAAATAGCAATACCACATATTATGCAATCACATTACCCGGTACATCAGAGTTTGAAGTTGGATTAGGAACACTTAGTAGTGACTCAAGCACAATAGCTAGAACAACAATTATCAGTAGTTCAAATAGCGACAGTGCAGTTAATTTTAGTGCGGGTACAAAGACAATATTTTGTACAATACCTGCATCTAAGTCAGTATTTTTAGATGCTAGTGGTAATGCAACATTAGGTGCAGATCTGTCCATAGGTGACGATCTTACAGTTAATGGTGGCGTTATAGAACTTAAAAATACTGGAGCGCAATCAGAACTTAGAATGTATTGTGAAAGTTCTAATGCACACTATGCAGCATTAAAAGCACCAGCACACTCTGACTTTGCTGGTAATACCACACTAACACTACCAGCTACTACTGATGTTATTGTAGGTAGAGCGACCACAGATACATTAACAAATAAAACTATTGATGCTTCTCAGCTATCTGGAACTGTAGCAAATGCAAGATTAGATGCAGAACTACAAGCACTAGCTGGTCTAACATCAGCCGCAGATAAAGGCATACAATTTACTGGATCTGGAACTGCATCAACATATGATTTAACAGCAGCAGGTAAAGCATTACTTGACGATGCTGACGCTGCTGCTCAAAGAACAACACTTGGATTAGGCACAGCCGCAGTTGCAGCAACTGGTATATCAAATACAAACGTACCAGTGTTTACATCAGGTGTAGCAGACAATGACTTCTTGCGTGTAGATGGAACATCGATAGAGGGTAGAAGTGCATCTGAAGTATTAAGTGATATTGGTGGTCAAGCCTCATTAACTTTTGGTATATCAAACACAAACGCAGTGAAGATAGATAGTTCTAGTGTGGCAGATGATGAGTTTGCAAGGTTTACTGCAAATGGTTTAGAGAGCAGAAGTGCATCAGAAGTACTTTCTGACATAGGTGCGACAACTGCCACGGCAGCAGCAGATGAGGCAACGGCTTTAGCAATAGCGTTAGGATAATAACATGGCAAATACATTTAAAGTAGTTACTGCGGCAAGTATAACAAGCGAAGAACAAATATATGTTGCAGGTGGATCTGTTGTTGCAACAATAGTTTTAGGAATTATGGTAGCTAATACGACAACAAGTCAGGTTACTGTATCAGTAAAACTTGTGTCAGACACGGCAAGTAGAACACATAGTGGAACTAATAGTGGTGCTAATAACACAGTGCATTTAATTAAAAATGCACCAGTACCTGTAGGTTCGTCTCTTGAATTATTAGCTGGTAATAAGGTTGTATTAGAAGACACTGATGAACTTACTCTTACTGCGTCAGGTGCATCTGACATAACTATTTCTATTATGGAGATTACTTAATGCCATACATAGGCAATACCGCAGCAGATAGATTTGTAGCAGCAAAAGCAGCTACACAGTTTTCTGGTGATGGTTCTACAACTGCATTTACATTAGAACATGCGGTGGGGTCTGATGAGGATATACTTGTATCTGTAGATGGTGTTATACAAGAGCCTTCTGTAGCATACGCAGTGAGCAATGGAACTACACTTACATTTACAGGCGCACCATCAAACAACTCAGGTAATAATATATTTGTATATTATCTATTTAGAACAGTAGGTACAATAGGACACCCTAGTAATCAAGCGTTAAGTGCATCAACGGGTACGTTTAGTGGCGCAATCACTGGTGGTGGTTTATTAACAACAGGAGGCAATATAGTTATACCTGATGCAGGTAATATAGGTAGTGCAAGTGATACCGATGCAATTGCAATATCAAGTGGGGGGGTTGTTACATTTAGTCAGCCTCCTGTAGGTCTTATAACAGTTGAAAATTCTGGTGGAGTTTCTTTAAGTGGTACTAATGAAGCTCAATTTACAAGTTTACCATCAGGAATAAAACGAATTACTGTAATGTTTAATCAAGTTAGTTCAGGTAGTTCTGATTCTGGTCTTTTAGTAAGACTTGGAACAAGTGGTGGTTTTGTAACATCAGGTTACACTCAAGCGAGTTTTCAAGTTAAAAGTAGCGATAATACTATTGGTGTCTTACAAGATGGAAGTGGTTTTGGTGTCAGAGGGATTGATAGTGACAACACAGTGTCAGGTATAATGACAATAGCTCATCAGGGTAGTAATAATTTTGTTGAATCTCATGCTTGTAGAATGAACTCAACTCAAGGTGTTTTTGGT